CGCTTTAGCGGGTGTAAGTATCTGTAAATCGTTGTTTTATAGGTCGTAAGGTTATAAAATCAGCAAATTTTAAGTTAAGCAAATTTTGCCTTTTAATACAATAAGTGGCCGCTGGTGTCGTTTAATATGGTAGATAGTGGTATATTTGGGCGCATTTTTCAGCACAAAACCAGCAAAAAGAAAGCAAAGAATTATGGCAAAATCAAAACTGCGCTTAGACAAACGGCGCAAACTTAAAGACGGGACGTACCCGGTACAGATAGCAGTAGGCTACGGTACTAACCTTTATTTGGCTACTGGTATCTTTTTGCCCGCCGATGCTTGGGACGAAACAACCCAGCAGGCCACGGGCAAAAGTGCAAAGCGTATTAACTCGGTTTTAGACACGCTGCTAACGCGTGTGGCTAACCGCATACTGGAACTAAGGGAAAACGGACGCTGGAATAATCTAACCAGCCCGCAGCTGCGCGAAATGCTAACCGATTTGGATTTAGACGCGCCTACGGTCGGGGTTCCTACGTTGGGCAGCTTGTTCGATACCGTAATAGGAACTAAGGCAGGCAGCACGGCCACTATGTACGGGCAGACGCTTAAAAAGCTGGCCGCCTACTGCGACGTGTATAACGTCCGCTTTGAGGCGATAACGAAATTATGGATAGACGGCTTTTACGCTTCCCTTACGGGGCTTTCTGTTAATAGCCGTGGTATGCACCTGCGTAACCTCCGTAACGTCATTAACTACGCCCTCGATGAAAACTACACGCAAAACTACCCTTTCCGTAACTATCGCATACCAGCTGAGGAAACCGCTATGCGTGTGCTGCCCATAGAGAAATTTAGAACACTGCGCACGCTGCCGCTTTCGGCCTACGATAGCGAGTACCGCGATATATTCCTGCTTACGTTCTACCTAATCGGCATTAACATTATAGACTTATCCCGGCTAACCAAAGATAACGTAGTGGACGGTCGTATAGAATACCGCAGGGCTAAAACTGGTAAGTTCTATAGTATCAAAATCGAAGCTGAGGCGCATGAAATCTTAGAGCGATACAAAGGCAAAAAACATTTGCTGCGGCAGTTCGACGAATACCAAAGCTATAAAGACTACGCCGCCCATCTAAACGCGGCCCTGCGTAAGATAGGCCCTATTAAGCAGCAGGGTGGCAAACCAGTGTACTACAAAAACCACCTGCCCGTTATGGTTCCTTTAGAGCCAGCCGTTACTACCTATTGGGCGCGTTATTCGTGGGCTACCTACGCAGCCGATTTAGATATACCTAAAGACACTATTAGCGAAGCCCTCGGCCACGTTTACGGGTCTAAGATTACGGGCGTATATATCAAGTTTAGCCGGGATAAGATAGACGCAGCTAACCGCCGTGTTATCGACTACCTGCTAAGTAAATAGGAAAAGGCCGCGCTATCCTCACGGGTAACGCGGCCAAAACAAACAACACAGAAAGCAAAAGTTAAAACTTACGTTTCAAATATAGGAATACCGCCCAAAGTATTAAGGCGATAATACAAAGCCTACCCAGCCACACGGCCCCAGCGTCGTACCACTTTACGGGCTTCTCGATATACACGGGCTGCGATACCTTTACGCTGTCGGTTCGCTCTATGTAAAGCGTATCGCACTTAATGCGGGTACGGTAAAGCGTATCGGTGCGTAGCTTGTACTCGTATCGCGTGCGCTCTATATAGCAAGTTACGGTATCGCCCTTTTCCCTAATATAGATGCTATCGCGGTGGTAGATGCTATCCCGCTGCATAAGTTGGCGGTATAGGCTATCCAACTGCTGCGCGGTTACTCTCGTACTGTCGCGACTGTCCGACGTTGCGGACACGTAGCGCGGGCCTGCACAGCTGGCCAGCAGCATAACCGCTAAAACTAAATAAATAAAGTGCTTCATAACTTATAAATCTTTGTGAACGTCGAAGCAGGGGCAGGCTTTGGCTGCGTAATCGCAGTGGCCGTGTACCGATGCCCCCGGAAATCTCTTTTTAAGGTCGCTAACCAGTTTGCGCAGGGCTTCGCGCTGCTGAGGTGTACGCGTGTCTTTGGCTTTGCCGTTTACGTCCAGCCCGCCGATATAGCACACGCCTATACTGTTGGCGTTCCTGCCGGTAACGTGTGCGCCTATCTGCTCCACTGGTCTGCCGTTGTGTACGCTGCCGTCTCGGTAGATTACAAAGTGGTAGCCTATACATCTCCAGCCCTTAGCTTTGTGCCAGCGGTCTATATCGGCCACGGTGTAGTCGCGTCCCTCCTTGGTCGCGCTACAGTGTATTACTATATCGTTTATCTTTCTCATAGTCTTAATATCCGTTTTCGGGTTCCCGCTTAGGACACTTGGCTACGATACAGCGGTATTTCTGTATTTCCAGCTCCAGCCTGCCTTTTTCCTTGGTTAAGTCCAGTACCTCGGTGTTAAGGCTGCGTACTAATTCGGTCTGCTCTGCGAAGCGTTCCTCTTTTTCCTTTAGCTGTACCTGCAAAAACTCGGTGGTTTGCCTCAATACCTCAAACTCTACGCTGTCGGCCTCAGCCTCAGCCTTGCGGCTGTTGGTCTTTCGGTTGATAAGGTATTTAATAGCCTCCCAGCCTCCCACTGCGCCTATAACGGTGGCCAGTGTAGCGAGTACCTGCATTATATACTCAGTCATTCTTTGTTATATAGTTCTATTACTGTTATGTTTTCCTGCTGCTCTACTATTACTATCCAGTGCTTGCTAAGTACGCGCACGGCGTTTACGTCCAGCTCGGTAAGCCGCAGCACAGCTTCGGGCTGTTTGGTCTTAGTAGTCTCCGTCGCGTATGCGTTTTAGCGTTTGGGTTCGTTTCTTGTACTTTTTCCTTATCGCCACTATCTCGTAGCGGCCTTTAATGTATATACACTTATAGCAGTGGCGTTCTATGCGTTGCAGCAGCTTTACGCGCTGGTTGTACTCTTTGCATTGACGCAGGCAGCCTAAGTAACTATTTATACTATCTACAGCGTGCATTACCTCCGGCAGCGTCTCTGCGCGGTTGAGACGGCGCACGGCCATTACTCCGTTTTTGATAGTTCGGTTTTGGGTGTAAACCCTATCTTTCTTTACGACGCTGCCCGTAAAGGCTACGCCCTTGGTGTAATGCTGCATATAGAACTTATCCGGGTGTAGGGTTAGCCCGTAGCTGGCCAGTAGCGCGCGTATCTTTGGCACGGCCTCCAGCATCTTTGCTTTGTCCCTATCCACTACGTAAAAGTCGTCCACGTATCTGCCCACATAAGTAAAGCCTAAATCTTTAAGCAGATACCAGTCCAGCACGTTTAGCAGGTAGTTAGCGAAAAGCTGGCTAAACAAATTACCGATAGCTACGCCATAGCCGCGCCCGTTCGTAAATAGCGATTTGTTGGGCGGTATGTAGTCCCAATAACGCGCGGGGCTGTGCCTCTCGCAGTTATATTCGGGTTCGTGTAGTACCACGGTTTTGCATAGATAGCGCAGCGTCTCTTTATCGGCTTCGTGGTAGTTCTCCACTACGAAAGCGTCCACCATTTCGGCCAGCATCGTTTTGTTAATGCTCATAAAGAAACCCTGCAAATCCAGCTTCATTATATAGCAGTCTGTAGTATAGTCATCGCTGCACTCTTTCACGTCGCTAACCAGCATCTTAATGCCATACAGCTGCCCTTTGCCTTTTCTACAGTTAAAAGTACGTGGGCTAAATATCTGCTCAAATAGAGGCTCTAACCTTAGTGCTATCCAGTGGTGTATAATTCTATCCTCGAAAGCAGCCGCGAACACTTCCCGATACCTCGGACGCGTTACGACAAAGCAAATAGATTTACCCGGCTGGTAAGTACGGTTATTAACCCGGTCGCGCAGCTGTATTAGCTTGCTCTCGTAGTTAATTTCGTACATTATCGCGCTGGCTGTTTTCCGCTTCCTTTTACGGCAGTCGTAGTACGCTTCTAAAAGCCCGTCGGTTGTAATCATATTTTTTACTATTACGTGTTTTGGTTATATGCAAAAGTGCTGAAACAGCCCTAACTCTGTTCTTGTTCGTTGCCTTAGTGTTGTTGTTCGCGTTGCCGTTGTTGAGGTTCAAATTCCACGCGTTGGTCGCGCTGTACTCGCAACTCCGTGCCGCCCTTGCTTCGGGCTTGCGCCGTCAGCCATAACTATAAAAGATAGTGTGCGGCCCATTTTTGCAAAAGACTAAACTCTATAAAAGTCGTAACTTTTTCTATTCTGTTTTATCACTAATTTGTCTGCTGTCTAACGCTATTAGCGAATTTTTCCACGCAGTAGCCTGCTTGCCTATAGCGTCCGTTAGCTCGATAATATCCGCGTGTCTGCTTTTACCTATTATCCATTTCCTTTCGCCTGCGATACGAATAAGGGTTTTAAGTACCTCAAAGTCGGCTTGGAAATCTATTAAGTGCTGGATACGCGTAGCGCGGTCTCTGTTAATGTACGCCGCCGAAATATGCGATATTAGGGCTATAGATATTTCGTGCATTTTGTTGCCTACGGTGTATTTGTAGGCCCTTGGAAAGTTTGGCGTAACGTCCAGTATCGCGTCTAATAGCTTTCTACTGTCTAAGTATATCTGCGTATTAGAAACCAGCTTAGATTTATTCATATTGCTTGCTTTGGAAATTTCGATAGATAGGTACGGCTTTCGCCGTACCCTAAAGGATAAAGTTTAACCATTAACTGTTAATGCAAAAATGCTGAAACAGCCCTAACTCTGCCCTTGTACGTAGCCTTAGTGTTGCCGTTCGCGTAGCCGTAGTTGAGGTAGAAATACCACGCGTAGGGCGCGCTGTACTCGGTAGAACTCCAGTACCACGTTTCGGCCAGCTGCTGTGCGCCGTTGATAAGCGAAAGCGCATAATTGATTTTACGCATATTCGCGTAGATGCAAAACAGCTCGCCCAGTGACGGCAGCCACCAGCGGCCCGCTTTCATTCCTTGGCCGTTAGCATTTACGCGGCTGTAGGCAGCGCAAAAGCCCGGTGCGTAAGACGCGCCGCTACATTCTGCGTGCGTAATCTGCGCAGCGGTGCTGGCATTACCCGTCCAGTCGTCCATAGCTGTAAGTCGGTAGCTGGTAGTCTTACCGCCCGCGCTAACTGCTGCGCTGCTCCAAAGCAAACCTGCGCTGTCGCACTCGGTAGGTGCTACTACCAGCATCTTACCGCCCTCTACGACTACTACGCCCTCGGCTATTTCGCCGCTGGTTTGGTAGCTTGGCCACTCGTCCGGCTTAACCATAAACGGGTAGTCATCGCTGTTACGGTGGAACATAATAAACACGCCATCGTTAATGCTGTTAAGGTTGATACCTGCCAGCAAAGCGGCCTTTAAGTTGGCCAGCGATACTTTGGTGGTGTTTCCGCTTGCATCGGTAAGCGGGATAAACTGCGACGTGGTTACGGTGCTAACCGTTGTTACGTCTTTAAGTGTTTTCGTTTTCTTAGCTGCCATAATACTTAAAACTTAAAAGTTATGTAGTCCAGTCATTATCTCTAAAGGCTCCTACCAGCAGGCCACGGCCTAACTTATTCGTACCCGGCGACGGGCTAATTTTGTTTGGTATCTTTACTACCTCTGCCACTTCGCCGCTGTTCCACGTCGTTTTGTTGCCGTTGGTGTATATATCTACGTTACTTTGGCTGTTGTTACCGTTAATAACTAATACGCGCTGGCTTTCGCTCATAATCAGCTCAAA